CCCGCCTGGACTGCCTCACCCCGCCTAGCCTCGACACACTGTTACACGCCAAGGCTAAACTGGTCTTAAGCTGCTTTTTTCTTTTTAGCAGCACGGGCAACTCTCTTCTCTAGCTGCTCCCTTCTCTTGGTTATTGGAGCTTTTGCTTTAACGAGAGCTGTTTTAGATGTGCCTTTCAAAAGATCTAAACTTTGTAGTTGATCTTGTAAGGTATCTATACGAGCTTCTAGCTGATTAAATATTTGCAAAGCCAAAGCATCGTTACTCATAGCTTCTGCAATATGTACAAATTTTCTAGAATCATCAGACTTAACACTAACAAACGCACTTACTGTACGTTTCTCATGTGGTTCGATAATGACTTTAGCACTTGCGATTAGCATATTAGCTTGATGAACACGCCACTTTCTTGCAGCTTCTGTGTCATCCCAGCTAAAAAATCTATGCAACGGATGTCTTTTACGTTTTGCTACCTGCAATATATTTGCAGGAGAAACAGAACCATAAGTCTTATGTATCTTTAACAATTCTGCTTCTATATCTACTGTTTTCTTTCTTGGCATTATTTACTACCTACTTCAAAGGTACCGAAGGTACCGTTCTTCTCTGGACGCCATTCGCCTATGCCAACGGTCTGTCCTCCATGGTTCAACAGATTAGCAATCTGTTCTGGGGTAATACGATCAGCATCGTATTTAACCAGCAACTCTGCTGTCCAGTTCTTGAACTCAGGTCTAAATCTAAGATCTTTATTACCTTGTACATTCACCGGATCTTTACGCATTGTTGGTTTCTTAGCTTTCAAAGAAACGCATTCACCATCTGGCGCTGTTGGTAATACAAAGAACAACGTTCTAGTATCCGTCATAGCCAGACCTAAACCTTTACCAGCACGCACAGCGCACTGTTTAAAAGCTGATGCGGGAAAGCCGAAAGTACCATCGTCTTGCTGATAAGCAGATTTCAAATACTCTTTTGCAGGATCAAATGCAACACGGGTAGCTTTCTTAGCTTTACCCTTACGAGCATCTTCCATTTGTTGAATAATAGTCTCCTTCATCTTATTCTGAATAAGTGGAGTAAGACCAGTTACTTTCAACTTCACTTGTTGAAAGTTAGGTGGATTGATAACAATCTGTATATTTTTTGTCGCCATGATTACCTCCTCGATAGCACACATATATATTGATTAGAAAAAAATACCCACTAAGCTTTGACACTTAGTGGGTATCAGGTACTAGACTGAATCCGCGATAGAATTCATGTGGTCAACTGCTTGTGCATTCAACTCTCTGACTACCTTGCCAGTAGTGTTTGCATGCTTGTTGAAGTTCCACTCTGCAAGTCTTTGCAATCTACGTTCAACTTCAGTTTGTACACGATCACGATTTAGTGAGGTGCTAGACAAACCAAACTTGTTGTCCATTGCTGAGACAGCTTGAGATAACAACCTAGCTTTTCTACCAAGCTGAGCCATCTTCTCTTCTCTCTCGACTAACCAGTCAGGGATCTCTTCATTAGACAAACCAACCATGCTGTCTTTGTACTCGTATACAACGCTTACAAACTCAGCCCAAGTTCTGGTAGTTAGTTGCAACATAGAGATACCTGTTGCAGGTGCGTCAACTTCTAACAAAGGTAAACAACCTTCGATGATTGAGTTGCACTGTTGATCAAAATACTCAAGTTCTTTCTCGGCATTGTCGCTGTTGAAAGCCATTGGCGTATTAACTTTAGCATCAAATACCTTCATGATTTCATTCACATGAGATACTTTGAAGGTAGGTCTACCAAAGTCATCTAGATCATATCTTTTGTAGAAAAAGTCAGGAAGGTCTACATCGGCCTTCGTGATTCTTTTTGCTACACCTTCAGGATCTGCCATAGTGTCTTCAGTGTAGTCACTCATGTCAGATTTTGTTTTAGGCAAGAGTTCCTGAGTCTCTTGCTCACTTGGATCGAAATGATCAGTCATAATTACTCCTATAGTAAGTAAAGTTAAAAATATACACTCTAACTAGTAAAGTGCACCTCTTGAAGTGGATCACTTATTTGACTCACTTCGTGTTTTTCTACTGGCAGTGTGTGCAGCCTCTTCAGCAATTATCTTGTTGATGGCTGTTTGACTTTCAGTAAACTTCTTGTGATCGAGCCTACGCTCAAGTTCTAATATCAACTTGTAGTCCATTACACCCTCTCATGTCTGGTAAATGATAAACCGTTAGCAGTGTATACAACTTGCTGCTTAACTACCTTATCGTTTACTTTAGTTGATGAAATGACCTTACGATCGCCTGTCTTTGCGCTTTTGTTGTATGCGCGTGGTAAGTTATTATCCATATGTATCTCCATAAGTATTTACTTAAATAAATTAGATTCGAGCCATTGTTGGCTAACAATGGCGAGTTTGCGGTACACCCCGGTACACCCTAAGTTATTGATTTTACTGACTATTGTCGTGAAGGTGTACCACGACTAAAAAACAACTGGTACACCGGAAACCCTTGCGTTAGCTGGGTTTCGTGGTGGGTGTACCATTTGTACCGGTTAATTTAAGAAATAAACACGATTTTTTAACCACGGTCTACGGTCTACCTCTAAAAGCTAACGCGTATCCTGTGGTACATCTGGTACAAATTCTGTTTTTTGGTAAAAAACCCAGTAAAAAAGCCCATTTCAGGTGTACCGGTACGCTGTAAAACAGCTGGTACACTGCTGGTACACTCGGTACACCTCGTATCCCTGTGTATTGTCTAGCGACAAGTAGTTGATACTCGGTGAATCCACATCGCTCACGCGATGATAGTAGTCCTTCGGACTGATGATAGTAGTTGGCACACCGCGACCCATGGCTAAAAAAAGAAACATGAAGTTCAAGCTCAATGGCTCGAACTCCATGCCCATACTAAATAAATAGGTATAGTAGATAGAGCAAGATAAGTGGTAATAGTACGATTGCTATTACCCAAGCTCCTGCTCTTATTAGTCGATATTTAATTGGGTTCTTAGCTTTGTAGCTAAGGGTTAGTAGATTATCCCTCATAATTATCTCTTCTAAGCTACATCCCACATGAGTGCTAAGAATGTACCTACTGCTGATAATACAACTACTACGAAAAGCATCAGTTGTAAGATACCCCAGCTGCTCCAACCAAAGTGACCTAGAAAGTCTAGGAACATAATTGAAGCAAGGGCAGTAGAAAATCCAAACAACACCAGTGTGGAAAATCTAAGGAATATGTCAACCATCTTTCTTCTCCATTTCTTCTGGATGAAACAAGTGATGAAACTGCTGTTGGAATTCCTCCCATGATGCATCTTCATTATCTTGACACCAACGTTCGAACGTCTCCATTCGTACATCTTCTAGAGATTGAGTAGTATCAATGGGCGGTGAATCCGAAGACTCACCGCTTTCTTCTCTTTTGGAGAGAGATTGACCTTCCTTGATCCCATCCAAAGCTGAATCAAGAGCTCTGTTCGCTACACCAAGACCGAAGCCGAGGCCAACGAAACCAAGCTTGACTGCTTTAGATGTGATGCCTGCTGCATCTTTAATTATCTTTTTCATTACTCTCTCCATTTTCAACAAACACGAACAATGGCTCAGGGTCACCATCCGTACCAAGTTTAGGCATAAAGTCTAAGTGCATAGTCACCTTACCATCAGCGCCAGTTACCTGACGACCAACAGTAGGCCAACGATTCTTAGTTACTTCATTACCACTTTCATCTGTAGTTTTATAAGATCTACGAACTTTGATTGATTTTACATTTGACATGTTACTCTCCATATAAGAATTAAAATACACTAGATAGATAACCATCTAGTACCTACCCAAAACAAATTAGATTAACAGCGGAGTTGTGTAACAACTGCGCGACAGCCGAGCGTAAGCGAGGGTGCAAAAAACAAACAAGGTTCCAAGCGACAAAAACAGAAACAAGGTTCCAAAACAAAAAACAGGGGACGGGGGGCTGTGATAGTGATAGTAAGATACCCTGCGTGAGCAGTAAAATCCTGTTTTTTCAAAAAAAATTTCTACAAAAAAATTTTCATAAAAAAAATTTATGGTATAAAGTAGCAAAACATGAGTACCAAGAAGTGTACTACTTGTAAGAAAAGATACGACTTGAGTCATTTTGCAGGTAGTAATGCTAGGGGTGATTACTCATTTAAGAAGTGTAAAAAATGTCGGAACCGGGCAAAAAATAGTCACAAAAGTGACAACCCGTACACATATCTAAGACATGTTTTCACTCAGTTGAAATATTCAAGGAGAAAAAGAGATCCAGACTTAGATTGGGAAATCGAGGTCGACAATCTTATTGAAGCATGGGATCGACAAGAGGGTAAATGTGCCTTAACAGGTTTGTATATGACATATCATAAAGATGGTACTGGCAAAAAAGATTTGAACGTTTCTGTTGATCGAATAGATCCGGGCGTAGGTTACCTACCCTACAATATCCAATTAGTTTGTAATCGCGTAAATACTTTGAAACACGTATTGCCAGAAGATGAATTGTATTGGTGGTGTAAAAATATAGTTTCATACAAAGAGGGATAATGTCAGAAAACGATAATTTTGAACAAGAAAGGGCTGAGCTACAGTCGCATTACCCATATCTTGATATACCGCTAAACGAGCTAAGTACTCAAGAAGAAAGATTGTTGTTATTTCACTTACGAGGTATGTCCAAAGCTGCAGCCGGTAGAGCAGCAGGCTATCAGAATACAGAACACGTATATAAAATATTTAAAAAACCTGCTGTACAAAAGGCGCTGGCCCATTTACGTAGGGAATTTAAAGAGGAGATAAAGTTCGATAAACAGGCGGCTACAAGCATGTATCTAGAAGCGCACCGTAAATCTGCGACAGCTACTGAAGAGAAAAATATCACTGATTCGTTATGTAAGCTCCACGGTCTATTTGCACCAGAACATGCAACTCAGATAAACATAAATTTAGATAGAACTGTAGAACAGCTTGAAAAACTACCAGATGCGGAGCTTCTCAAGATAGCGGGTAGTGATAATCAGTATTTATTACCAAAAAGAGATGGAAATAAAGAAGATTGAATGTATTACATGCAAGGTATCTCATCCGGATACTTTGTACCCAAGCGATGACGGTATCTGTGTGTACTGTAAAGCCGATGAAGCCGAGCGAATCGAAGAGCCTCAAATAGAGGTTGAAGAAGAAAAAACACCTGAAGAAACTGAACAAGAAAAAGCGCAACGTGAACTTGCGTTACGAGCCTTAGCCCGTAAACATTTGTTACCATTCGTTGAGCGTTTCAACCCAGACTATGTTCCAGGTTGGGTACACAAGGACATTTGTCTACGGTTGGAAAAGTTTAGTGAAGATGTAGAAAACAAAAAGTCACCAAGACTTATGTTATTTATGCCACCTAGACATGGTAAATCTACTTTGGCGTCTGTTGCGTTTCCAGCTTGGCATTTAGGTAGAAACCCAGAACATGAGTTTATTAGTTGTTCATACTCTGGATCGTTGGCCATGGCTTTTAGTCGAAAGGTTCGTCATCAATTAAGAGAACCTAATTTTAAGAATGTTTTCAATGGGGTATCGTTAGACCCTAGTTCGCAGTCCGTAGAATCATGGAATACAACCAAGGGCGGTGGTTATGTAGCAGCGGGTGTTGGTGGTGGTATTACTGGTAAAGGAGCGCACGTGCTCGTCATCGATGACCCAGTAAAAAACAGAGAAGATGCCGAATCAGAATATAACCGTGATGCTGTGTGGGACTGGTATACATCAACTGCTTATACACGTCTGGCTCCAGGGGGTGGTGTACTCGTAATTTTAACAAGATGGCATGATGACGATTTAGCAGGTAGATTATTACAAGCGGCAGCAGGCGGTGCGGATCAGTGGGAAGTAGTCAAGTATCCGGCTCTGGCAGAACAAGACGAGAAGTTTAGAGACGAAGGCGAAGCGCTTCACCCAGAGCGATACAGTCAAGAAGCGTTAACCCAGATTCAAAAAGCAATCGGGCCGCGAGACTGGTCAGCCTTGTATCAACAGAATCCAGTATCCGATGAAGGTGAATATTTTAATCGAGAAATGGTGCGTTACTATGATGAGATGGATATTGACTTTGATCGACTACGTTACTACTGCGCGTGGGATTTAGCGATCGGGCAAAGGGAGCGTAATGACTACTCGGTCGGTGTCGTTGTTGGTGTCGATGAGTACGATAACCTCTACGTTGTAGATTGTGTCCGCGGTAAGTATGATGGTTTCGAGTTGGTAGAACGGATACTGGATCTGTATGAAGAATGGCAACCGCATGTTGTGGGTATTGAGAAGGGTCATATCGAAATGGCATTAGGTCCGTTTCTACAAAAACGTGTACGCGAACGTGGACTCAACGAAGCGTACTTCAAAGACTTGAAAGTAGGACGTAGAGACAAAGAAGCAAGGGCTCGTGCAATACAGGGACGAATGCAACAAGGCATGGTATACTTTCCGAAAGATCCAGTTTGGGTCGGTCCTCTAATCGCAGAACTTTTGCGTTTTCCGAACGGAGCTCACGATGACCAAGTAGATGCATTAGCATGGATCGGGTTAATGATGACGGAGTTCGCTACGTATGTAGAAAAAATTGAGCATGTACCTTCTTGGCGAGATAAACTAAAATATCTGACTAAAGGGGAAAAGCGTAAAAGTGCTATGAGTTCTTAATGTATCATAAAAAGAAAAAGAAATTAACTAAAGAAGAAGAGCATCTAATAGCTCAGAATCAATTCGAACGTTACGAGCGTGCCCGTGATAATGGACATCTCGAATATATTGATACCGCTAAAAAGTGTGATGCTTTTTACAGAGGTAACCAATGGGATCCGGCAGATGTAGCAGTGCTAGATGATGAAGGACGTCCCGCGTTGACCATCAATACCATACTTCCCACCGTTAACACCGTACTTGGTGAACAAAGCACAAGAAGAGCAGACGTCAGTTTTAAACCTAGGGGGAATGGCAACCAAGATATAGCAGACGTACTTACTAAATTATATTTACAAATATCAGATAACAACAAATTACATTGGTTAGAGTCGCAAGTATTTGCAGACGGCTTGATCCAAGACCGAGGTTACTTTGATGTGCGTGTAGATTTTGATGACCACATTCAAGGTGAGGTGAGGATAACTACTAAAGACCCACTAGATATCCTCATCGACCCAGATGCAAAAGAGTATGACCCTAAAACTTGGAATGAAATATTCGAAACTAAATGGATGAGTATTGATCAAATAGAAGAACAGTATGGTCAAGAAAAAGCAGACCAACTTAGAACTTCGGTAGAGTATGGCGCAAGTATGGGCCAAGATTCTGTTGAGTATGAAGAAACTAGATACGGAGATACTTATACAGGTGTTGAATACAATCAATCAGCCACGACTAACCCAGAAGAAAATAGATCATTAAGATCAGTTAGAGTTATTGAAAGACAATATTATCAATTGAAAGATTGTATGTTTTACGTAGATAGAGTTACTGGTGATATGCGTCCAGTTCCAACTACTTGGGGTAAACGTAAAATGCAGAAGTTTGCTGATGATTATGGTTTAGATATTTTAGATAAACCAATGCGTAAAGTGCGTTGGACAGTAACTGCGGATTCAGTTGTGTTACATGATGACTGGTCCCCTTATGAGTGTTTTACTATTGTTCCTTACTTTCCATACTGGAGAAGGGGTAGACCTTTCGGTATGGTTAGGAACTTAATATCCCCCCAAGAGCAACTTAACAAGATAAGTTCACAGGAACTTCACATAGTAAATACTACAGCCAACAGTGGTTGGATTGTAGAAACTGGATCGTTAAACGGTATGACCGCTGATGATCTAGAAGAACACGGTGCGGAAACTGGTTTGGTACTAGAGTATAATCGCGGATCCTCCCCCCCAGCGAAAATACCACCGAATCAGATTCCCACCGGCCTAGATAGAATTAGTCAAAAAGCCGCACTTAACATTAAACAGATTAGTGGTATTAGTGATGCTATGTTAGGTACAGATAGTCCAGAAGTATCTGGTATAGCTATTCAAGCAAAACAAAATAGAGGTATCTTGATGATTCAAGTACCACTAGATAATTTACAAAAAACTAGACAATATTTAGCAGAACATATCTTACGTTTAGTACAGCAGTACTACACAGAAGAAAGACTTATTCAGATTACTGATGAGTCTGACCCGATGAAGCCTGGTATACCATTGGTAGTAAATCAAACAACTCCAGAGGGAGAGATAATAAATGATTTAACTCTTGGTGAGTATGATGTAGTTGTGGGTACTATGCCTACTAGAGATAACTTTGATGAGGTGCAGTTTGCTGAAGCAATACAACTTAGACAAGTTGGTGTACCAATACCAGATGATTTAATTGTAGAATACTCACACATGGCTAAGAAAGCTGAACTCGCACAGAGAATACGTATCATGCAGGGTATGGAACCACCATCTGAAGAACAAGCAGCAATACAACAATTCCAAGCTGAAGCTGAAATCAAAAAAGTACAGCTTGAACTTGCGAAGATGGAAGCTGAAGTACAGAACTTACAATCTCAATCACAACTTAATGCAGCTAAGGCACAAGAATCCGCAGCTGATCCACAGTTAAAAGCGGCTGAGATTCAAAGTAAAATGCAAATGAAGCAACAGGAACTTGCCTTACGTCAACAGTTATCAGCATTAACTAATGACATGAGGAAAGGACAGACAGAAACCCAAGCAGCATCTAAGATTGCTGTTGAAGCTATGAAACCAAGAGGAGGTAATAACCGTGGCTAAAAAAGATAATACAACTGAAACTGAAGACCTAGTATTCGATGGAATGCCAGGAGCAGATGCAAAAACTGAGGAGGACGTAGCGCCTTTTCAAGTAGATATGAACTTTGAGGAAGAAGAACAAGAGGAGGAAACTCAAGATGAACAAACCGAAGAGGAACCTAGCGCTGAGGAAACAACAGAAGAAGTTGCAGAGACAGAAGAGGAAGAAGCTCCAGTTGCAGAGACAGAAGCTACAACAGAAGAAGAGCCTACAGAAGAGTTATCAACAGATGATGAACAACCTGTGGACACAATGGAGGAAGATGCGCAAGTAGAAGAAGCTCCAGAGACAGAAGAAGTTGTAGAAGAAGTTGTAGAAGAGCCCAAAGCTCCTATGGTGCCTAAGTCTAGATTAGATGAGGTACTTGCAAAGAACAAAGAAATGCAAAAAAAGCTTCAAGATATTGAAAAACAAGAAACTTCAGAAGAAAACAAAGCACCAGAATACGATTTTGTAGCCAAAGAGAAAGAATACCAAGACTTGGTACTCGAGGGACAAACCGATGCTGCTGCACAACTACGAAATGAGATAAGACAAGCCGAAAGAACTCAGGTAATGACTGAAATGCAAAGTCAAATGGGGCAAACTGTTCAACAAGACAGAGAGCAACATGAGTTACAACAAAAAGCTAACGAAATAATGGAAGTTTTTCCAATTTTTGATGAAAAAAGTAAGTCATTTGATGAAAAATTAACTCAAGAAGTGATGGAACTGCGTGATGCCTTTATATATCAAGGGTATGGAGCGGCAGATTCCTTAGCAAAAGCTACTGAAGTTACTTTATTGTCTAAAAAACCAGAGTTGTTGCAGGTTTCTGATGAACCAAAAGCAGATCCAGCACCTACTTTGACAAAAGCAGTACAAGAAAAGAAACAAAAACAAAATGTTAAGAAAAAGATAGAAGCTTCTCAAGCACAACCCCCTAAAATGAAGGGTGACGGGGCAAAAGAAGCTAAAGTAGTTAATATAAATACGCTATCTGATGATGAATTTGGTGCACTACCTGAAGAAACTTTACGCAGAATGCGTGGTGACTTTGATTAAAGAGTAGTATACTAACAAGAATTCGTTGGTTAGAACGATATCTAACCACTGGTCGTTCAGTATAAAAATCGTTTTTTCGTCTACAGTGACGTTAACTGTTCGAGGTCGTGCTCGTAAAACTAACGGTA